CTCCGAAGACGCCCCCGACACCGACGCGGCGCCCACAGACTGGTCCGAGGAGGAGTGGACTGATGGGTGTGGCCCCGTCCAGCTTGCGCTTTGGGGCTACTACCTCGACTGGGCTCAAAACCAAGAGCAAAAGATCAGAGACGCAATGGACTCCGACCGATCTGAACGTATGCACGGCGCCGTCAAGCAGCCTTTTGCCGTCTATGACACGGCGATCATGGGCGATGCGGCGGGACAGGAAGGCTACTTCTACCCCTGCTACCTAAGCCGTGAGGCGGCCGATGCGGCCAGCTTCACCGGCGGGTGCCACGAGCACAACTTTGAGCATTTCAAGTGCTCCATCTACATGCCTGATGAGCCGATGACGCACGCCGGGGACGAAGCCCCCGCCATGCCGATTTACCACTCTGAGGCGGCGATGCGAGCGCAGAGCGGCCTGGAGGTGCGTGCCGACGTGAGCGACTTGTCGGAAGGCGACTACGTGATGTGGGACAGCTCGGGTGGCACGGCCTACGGCCAGATCATGCAGGTTGCGATGGGGGAGACGGTCAGCGGCAGCCTAGAGCCCGCTGACGTAGAGCATGAGACGAGCGAGGATAATCCCGGCATCATCATTCAACTTGTAGACCGAGGCGACGGAGAGATTGAGGGAGAGACAGAGAACGGAGAGCCTGCCACGGTTTTCCATCGCCCCGGCACGCTCACGAAGATCATGCAGGATGACATTCCCGAGCGGTCGGTGCGCGGCGACATGGGCATGGAGGAGAAGATGGAGCGCATGAACGAGATGACGACCGAACTGAGCCGCATGGCCGAAGAGGTCTACGGAATGTACGGCGGGGATGAAGAAGACGAAGAGATGAGCGCCCCAGCCGTCAAGAAAAGCGCCCGCGACTCAGTGGCTCGGCACTGCCGAGACAAGCAGGCGCAGTACAACCGCGACTTTGCCCCGTGGGACCGCAACGGCGCGAAAGTGACGCGGGCCTCCACAGGCGACCGCGTGGACGTGACGATAAACAGCCGCACGGAAGACCGCCACGGCACGATCATTTTGCCCCGAGGGGCGCGGTTGGAGCGGTACAACGAAGACAACCCCGTGGTGCTCATCAATCACGAGCACTCAATGGTTGCAGGAATCTCAACGGTGAGCGTGCGCGATGCCGGCGAGCCCGTGCTGCAAGCCCAGCAGCGCGAGGAGGACTGGGATACCGAAGACCAGGAGATCAGGAAGTGGTATCGCAAGGTGATGGGTGAGCCACAGGTAGTCCGGTCGGCCTCTATTGGCGCGATGTTCCACGAGGTTGTTCCTGGCCGCGATTACGACGGAATTGAGCGCCTTGTAGACACTGAGGGCCGCGATCCAAGAAGCCTACCAGACGTGGTTACAGACTGGTCGCTGGTGGAATGGAGCTGGGTCACGGTACCATCTAACCCGGAGGCCACTGTCACCGAGAATGGGCAGCGCAACCTATCACACGACTTCTACGACAAGAACACGAGCGTCCCATCCAGCGCGAGCCGGTCACGCCCCTCCCAGCAGGGACGGGAAGGCCCGCCCGCCAAGGACTCTGATCTTGATGAGTCTAGCGACGATGGCACGCAGCGCAACCTGAGCAAAAAACAGGTGGAGATGCTTCTGCGCGAGGGGATGGAAAAGGAGATTGATCGTCGCACTGGACGCAAATAACCTTTAATACAATGGCTGATTCTGGACTTTCTGACGAGAAGATTGAAGACCTGGGGGCCAAGATGGCCGCTCAGGTGCTGGACGAGGCGCGTGAGAACGCCAAGAACGACAACTCTGACCCTGCCGACGTGGCCCTCATCGCTGATGGGGAGGCTGACGCGGGCAATCTGGACGGCGAGCGTGAGTACGCCGTGCGCCACGACTTTGATGCGCTGAACGACGCGGAGACAAACGACGACGGCGGGCTCTTGATTGAGAACGGCGACTCGGTGAGCGTTGGCGAGCCCCGCGATATGCAGGGCTATTCGGGCGTGTGCCTCCAGACGTACAACTTGCTCGCTGCCAATGCCGCCCGCGACTATCAGCGTCAGCACCGCATCCTTCGCCGGATGGAGCGTGCGGGCTGGTACGAGGGACGTGAAGGCACGACCGGCTCGCAGGGGCAGCCCTTCCTGCCGGTCCAGATCGCTGACCGCATTGACGCGATCAGGGATGAGGTTGGCATCATGCGCGACTTGGTGACGGTGTTCAACCTTGACGAAGGCACGGTCAAGATGCCTGGGGTGCAGGGCAAGGTCCCGGTAGACGCCGTGAATGAGAACAGCAAGATTCCGGGCAAGGGCTTCACGACGGAGAACGTGGAGCTGGACCCGTCGAAGTACGGCGCAATCCACCCGTTCACGACCGAACTCCGTGAGGAGGTTGGCGCTCAGTACGTGGACAATCTCGTTGAGGCGGTTGGAATCGGCTTTGCTGAGGCTGAGGATCAGACGGTTCTCACCGCCGATGGCAGCGCGAGCTTCCACGGTATCGTCGGCTTGCTTGAGGACGCGAACATCAACGAGTTCATCCTCGGCGGGTCGTCTACCAGCGGTCAGACCGGCTTCCGTGACCTGACCTATGACGATTGGCTCAAGGCGCACGAGGAGGTGGACCCTGCGCTCTACGAGAATCTGGTGAGCGTGTATCACCCGTTCCTCCAGTTCGTGTACCGCCGATTCCAGCCCGCCAGCAACCTGCTGTACCCAACAGCGGCCGACCTGCCGGATAGCCTTGAGTTCACCGAGGCGCTTCCTGGCCCGCAGCAGAATGGCACGGATACTCCCTTTGGCATCGTGGGCGACTTCAGCTACGTTCACATGGCGATTCAGCGAGAGATCACGGCCGATATGCTGACGGAAGGCATCGTTGACAACAACAACGGCAACGATGTGAACCTCGCGCAGCAGGACGCGGTTGCCATGCGCTTTACCGCGAAGTGGGACGTGGACAGAAATCAGTTGTCCGAGAGCGCCTTCACCAAGCTGACCACGGCCTCTAGCTAAAGACTAACATAAGGGCACGCCCCCGGCGAGAGTCGGGGGCATGAGCCCTGTTTTATATGGCTAAGGTGGAATATCACTTTCAGCAACCTGGAGCAACCGAGGGCCAAAGCGGCATGATGCGATCCTGGCAAGCAGGTGAGACGCAAGTGCTCCCCGAAGATGAGTTGGAGCACGTCCCGGCTCGCCACTACACAACGCGCCCTCTGACGCCTGAGAAGGAAGAGGGAGGCACTGGCATTGAGCACCACGGAGGGGCGTACTACCGGGTGCGGATCGGTGGGGAGCTTGTTACCGATGATGACGGCGAGACGCTGACGCTCCGAGGCAAAGACGCGGCCCGCGAAAAGTTGAACGAGCTTCGATGAGCCTGCCCGAAGACGACAAAGGCTTTACGACCCTCTCCGACGCGCACGATCCGCGCAGGGCTCCTGACCCGATCCCTGGTGGGATCGTGCAATCGGTATCTGTAACCCGCACGGGTACCTTAGACACGCTGGCTGCTCAGGCAGAAGATTGGGTGCGATCAGCCCCGAATGATACCGTGGAGATTGTCACACTCATACGTGCAGTTGGAAGGCGCATTGAGTCTGAGTTCGGGCTTGCTCTGGCCGAGCAGACGGTAACAGCTGTGTTAGAGGGGCCTGCCGAGGAGGCAGAGCTGCCCCGGCGTCCTGCACGCTCGCTTACGTCGGTGAAAGAGGTCGTGGAAGGCACGCCCGAGGAAGACCGCTCAGAAGACTACTACGTGCTTGGCGGCAATCTGCGGGCGCGGAAAGGCGTGGCCTTGCGTGACCGCCCAGTGCAGGTAGTGTACGAGGCAGGTGAAAGTAATCTGCCTCCGAATCTGGAATTGGCAATCAAGCGCATTGTGACCGACCACTACGACCAGCGGGGCGACCTTGTGGCCGATGGCTTAGATGAGATTCCGCGCTCGGCGCGGCAGATACTTCGTGAGCACAGCAAAAATCTCTAGCACTATGCGAGAGCTTTCCAAGGACACTGGGCTAGAGGTGCTTCGCCCAGAGGAGAATAGCACGAGCGTTGTGTCTCCAGTCGTGGGCGACCGCCAAGGGTATGACTCTGCAATGGTCGTGGTTCGCGTTACTGGCTACACGGACGGCACGCACACCTTTAAGCTGGCCGAGTCGGACGACGGAATAGACTTTCGCGCCCCTGAGCCTGCACTTTCGGATGAGGAGGTTGTGATTGACAGCGCGAGCGATACGGGGCAGTACCGGCTTGACTACCTCGGGTCAGCACCCTTGCTGGGAATCATCAAAGAGCAAGTTGGGGAGACGGCTGAACTTACGTTCGGGGCCTATCTCGTCAAGTCGGACAAGGCACGCACAGGATGAGAGCATCAGACCTGAATGAGTCGGTGACAAAGCTCACCCGCTCAACATCTGAGAACGCAATTGGCGAGCCAGTGGATAGCTTCACCGCCGGCAACACTGTGCCCGCTCAGGTAGAGGTGTCAAGCCCATCGGAGCAGATCGTGGGCGGCACTGATGAGGAAGACACGCAGATCACGGTGCGTGGCCGCAACGGGCACTTGGATGACGTGAGCCGCAAGGACTTTCTGCGCTACCGGGGCGACCGGCTCAGGGTGAACGGAAAAGAAAGCATCGGCTTCAGGGAGCGTTTCGTTGAGCTTCAATGCACCCGTATTCGACCCGATGCCTAGCCTTGACATTGACTTAGCGACCGACATTGACGACGCCCTGGACGACGTTGAC